TATCTTATCAAGGGCTACGCCAACGGCTTCCCGATGGACAACAACGCGTTTTTCGTGCTTGACATCTCAAACGTGCAGCCTGCCGTCTGGAAGGTACAGCAGGTGACGGCGCCGACTGCGTCTGCCGTAGCTGATCTGGCCGACCTAAGGATCGGCGGTCTTGCCCTGTCGCCTGCCTTTACGTCTGCAACGACGACCGGCTACACAGCATCCACCACCAATACCACCAATACCGTAACGGCTATTCCCGCCGATGCTAACGCGACCATTGAGATCACCAATGAAGATGCGGAGGAAACGGAAACGACCATCATCAACGGCAGAGCCGTAACGTGGGGCGCCGGCGCCAATACGCTGACGATTAAAGTCACCGCCGAAAACGGAACCGCGACAAAATCCTACGTCGTGACCGTAACCAAGTCGTAATGGCGAACCGAAATACGCTTCCCGAAGGACTGCTTGACGACGTTAAAAATTATCTGAATATCACTTGGGAGGATGAGGCCACCGATCAGAAGATCGGCGGCCTCATTGCCTCCGGTATGGTCTATCTTGACGCAAAATACGGCTCGACCGCGGACTACACTGCAGACGGGATGCCGCGGACGCTGTTGATGGAATACGTAAGATACGCCCGCGACAGTGCGCTGGATGTCTTTGAAAGCAACTACCTGTCGATGCTGCTCGGGATGCAGAACGAAAAGGCGGTGAAAAACTATGAAGCCTTATCGTCCGTCGAATGAGATCACGCAAGCCTATAATGACGGGGTTGTGCGTATCTACACCGTAACGGATGCCGCCCGTCCGGGATATATGCCGCAGCCGCAGGCGACGCTGAAAACTACGCTGCGTTACGAAGAACAGCGTCTCGGTCTTCAGCGATACTACCAGAGTAAGCAGAACCAGATTGACGTCGAGCGCGTCATCCGCACGCCGCGGACAGGAACGGTCAGCAGCCAAGATATGGCAGTTACCGAAGACGGAAAGCGCTACCACATTGCGCTGGTGCAGACTGTGGAAGGCGTTTATCCGCCGTCTGTAGACATCACACTGGCAAAAATCGAGCAGAAGTTTGAAAGTGTCGCGGTCGAAGGAGGAGCAGAATAATGTGGTACGAAAAGATCATCGCCGCACATCTCGATGTGACCGATCAGGTGAGCCACATCGAGCGGATAAAATCCGACCGCTATTTCGTTTGGCAGGAGGACGGCGAAAGCGTCCTTGCTGCAGACGATCTCCACGCCGAGTGCGCCATCACGGGTACAACTGACCTGTTTACAAAGCAGGAATTCGACCCGTGGGTCGACGCATTCGGCGAAGCGCTGAGCAGTCACGGTATCGCGTGGTCGCTGTCCTCTGTGCAGTACGAGGATGATACCGGCTTCATTCATTACGAATGGTCGTGGGAGGTGGCATAATTGGCAACCATCAAATTCCCTGGACTGAAAGAATATGAAAAACGCCTTTCGACCTTGGGAAAAGAAGGAAAAGCAATCGCGGAAAAAGCCGTCTACGCCGGAGCCGCAATCATCGCTGACGCCGTGCGCGCCAACATAAACGCGCTGCCCGCCGTCAAGGATGAATGGGGTGTGGTTGCGTATAACAACAATTGGAGCGCACCGCTGACAGAGACCGCCAAGAAGGGATTGCAGGACGGATTCGGCATCAGCCCAATGGGAAACGAAGACGGGATTCTGAACGTTAAGCTCGGTTTTGATGGCTATAACGATATGAAAACAAAAAAATATCCGAAAGGACAGCCGAACGCGATAATCGCACGGTCTCTCGAAAGCGGCTCAAGCATCGCCAAAAAGCGCCCGTTCGTCGCGCCGGCGGTTCGGAAAACAAAAAAAGCGGCGGAAGAAACGATGGCGAAAATCATCGATGAAGAAATCGCAAAAATTATGAAATGAAAGGACAGATGCAAGAATGGCAACAATCGGACTTTCCAAGCCCTATTATGCGGTATATTCCAATACCGGCACAACGGTGTCTTACGCCAACGGCGGCGTAATGGGCAAAGCAACGGAAGCCAACATAGAAGTCGAGACCACGGAGGACAACAACCTGTATGCGGACAATTCCATTGCAGAAACCGACCGCTCCTTCGCCGGCGGCACACTGACGCTGTCGACCGACGACTTGTCGCAGGAGGTCAGCAAAGCAATCCTCGGCATTAAAGAAGAAACCATCAGCGAGATCACCGGCGTCACCGACGAAGACGCAAGCGAGCTTATCTATGACGACACGCAGGAAACGCCTTATCTGGGAACCGGATTTATCATCAAGAAAAAGGTCGGCGGCGTGTATAAGTGGCGTGCGGTTGTGCTGACAAAGGTTATGTTCGGCATTCCATCCGACGCAGCGACCACACAGGGCGAGACAATCGAGTGGCAGGTGCCTGAGCTGAGCGCAACCATTCTGCGCGACGACAGCGCAAACCACGTCTGGAAGCGCGAGGCAACCTTCACAAGCGAAGCGCAGGCAGAGGCATATATCAAAGATCGTCTGAGCATTCAGTAGTTCGCCCTTTGCGCGAACTTATAACTGTGGGAGGTTAAAATGAAAACAACATCCATTGAAATCAATGGGAAGACTTATCCCCTTTGCTTCTCGCTCCGCGTGATGCGCTCCTGCACCGAGCGGTACAGAAGCATCGAAAAAATCGATTCCGCCATTGATTCGGAGGACAAGCTGCAAAACGTCTATGAATCGGTATGGATCATCGCAGAAATGATGAAGGCCGGCGAACGGTATGCAAAGCTCAACGGTCTGGATGCACCGGAGGCGCTGAGCGAAGATGTCCTGTTGGACATCTTCGACGTGCGTGACACTGCGCTGCTGGTCGAAAAGATACAGGAAACCATCCTTGCGGGGAAAGCTGCGGAAGTTGAGGCAGAACCCGAAAAAAACGCAGAAGCCACGCGGGCGGTGAAATAACGCCCGCGTGGTTTTTGTGGTACGGAATGCGCGTCGGACTGACGATGGACGAAACGCTCGACATCCCCTTCGGCGATCTGATGACACTCATTGCCGTCGAGCAAATCAAGCGAGAGGGATACCGGCAGAAACGAAAGCTGACCGATGACGAAATCATTCCGGATGTGAGGTGACAGACAAATGGCAATCAACATAGGCCCCAAAATAGGCATCGACGGCGAAGCCGCGTTCCGAAATGAAATCAAAAATATTGCACAGCAGCTCAAGGTGCTCGACAGCGAAATGAAGATCGTCACCAATTCGTTCAAGAATAACGGGGACGAGCAAGCTGGGCTGATTGACAAATCGGACGTACTGACCAAGCAGATCGAAGTCCAGAAAAAAGGCATTGAAGAGTTAAAAAAAGGGCTGGACGCTTCCACGGAAGCCTACGGCAAAAACAACGTCAACACGCTGAAATGGCAGAAATCGCTGTACGATGCGATTGCCGACGTCAACCGTATGACCAACGAGCTGGAAGCGACGGAAGCGGAAATGAACGGGGCCGCAGACGCAACAGGCGATATGGAAAAGGCAACAGAAAAAGCCGGAGACGCCGCCGAGGAAACGGGAAGCCGGTTCGGAGGCCTCGGTACGGCGCTGAAAACCGTTGCCGGAGTGGCCGCCGCCACGGCTGCAAGTGTGGCCGCCGCCACCGGGAAACTGGTCAAAGACGTCGTATCCTCCTTTTCAGAATTAGAGCA